CAATATAGTTTTAATGTCTACGGACAAAGACTTTCTTCAGTTGGTAAATCACAGAGTATCAGTTTGGTCACCAACAAAAAAGAAGATGTACGATCCTCCTAAAGTTTTAGAGGACTATGGTATACCATCTCATAACTTTGCTGTCTACAGGTCAATAGATGGTGACAAGTCTGATAACATAGATGGAGTTCGTGGGTGGGGTTTGAAAACTATTCAAAAAAAAATACCACTTTTGCTCGAAGACAAGATACTTAATATAGATGACATTATTAAAGAAGATGAAAAGCTCAAAGAGAGTGAGGAGTTATTGAAAAGAAACTATACGTTGATGCAGTTAGATGAAGTAGACATCAGCACCTCTGCTAAAACTAAAATCTTAGATAAAATCAGAGAACCTGTTAATAGGTTAAATAAAATACAATTTCAAAAAAGATTTATTGAGGATAGATTGTTTGCTACATTACCAAATATGGATAGTTGGTTAGTTCAATGTTTTGCTAAACTCAATCAAATGGCTGAGAAAACTCATGGGAAGAAAACGTAAATACAATACAGAGTCAGAAAAAAAGGAAGCACAACGTAAGTGGTCAATGAACTACTACCATAAGAATAGAGCGGCTCTACAAGCTAAAGCTAGAGAACGTTATCGTAGGAAAAAACAAATGGAATTAAAGGAAATACAAAGAAGAGAACTATATGGCGAGTGAGAATTTTAATCAGTTCGGTCCGACATTTCAATCAAAGGTAATCTCATCCTTATTGTCGGATAATAAGTTTATACAAACAATCAATGATATATTAGAACCAGCATACTTCGACTCAGATGCCAACAAATGGTTGACTACAGAGATAGCTAAATACTTTATGGAGTTTAGAAAAGCTCCTACATTAGAAGTTCTAAAGATAAAAATAACTCAGATGGATGATGATGTTCTGAAAGTATCTATCATTGAGAATCTTAAAGAAGCTTGGAGAAATGTAGAGGCTACTGATTTAGAGTTTGTAAAGCAGGAGACTTTGGGTTTCTGTAAGAATCAGGTTATTAAAGAATCGATTATGCAATCGGTTGATTTATTAGAACAGAAAAAGTATGATGATATAAAAGTCTTAATCGATGCTGCTATGAAAGCTGGTAGTGAAAGAGACTTAGGTCACGATTATATTATTTCATTAGAAGAAAGACTTACATCATCAGTAAGAAATACATTACCTACACCTTGGGATTCAATAACCAATGTTATGGATGGTGGATTAGCTGGTGGTGAGTTAGGTGTGTTGGTCGCAGCTGCTGGTGTTGGTAAGACTTGGTGTCTACAATCTTTGGCTGCTCACTTAGTAAGGCAGGGTAAGACTGTAGTTCATTATACGTTGGAGTTGAATGAGGCTTATGTTGGTTTAAGATATGATACAGTATTTAGTGGAACACCAACTGCTAATATCAAGTTTCATCAAGAAGAAGTTCAAAAGGTTATAGATGGATTAAAGGGTAAGTTGATTATCAAATACTATCCTACTCGTTCTGCTTCGGTGAATACATTGGCTGCTCATCTTAAACAGATGGAAATACAGGAAATCAAACCTGATGTGGTTATTGTAGATTATGCTGATATTCTAAAACCTACTGCATTCTATAAAGAGAAGAGGCATGCAACAGGTGAGACTTATGAAAATCTTCGTGGTATGGCTGGTGAGTTTGATATTCCAATATGGACTGCTTCTCAGGCAAATCGTAGTTCATTAGAAGAAGATATAATTGATGCTAGTAAGGTATCTGAAGATTACTCTAAGGTGATGACTGCTGACTTTGTTATGTCTGTAAGTCGTAAGGTAGAAGATAAGATTGCAAATACAGGCAGAGTTCATGTAATCAAAAACAGATTTGGTATTGATGGGATAACGTTTCCTGCAGAAATCAATACAAACACAGGCCACATACAAGTGTATGAGGCTTCAACGCAGGGTGGAAAACAAGCACAAGGTAAGATGGATAATTCAGAAGAATTTTTAAGAAAGACTTTATCTAAAAAATATAAAGATATGGGTGGATTTGAGTAATAAGAATTGGTATATATTATATTTAATATTGTGGGAAAAATACAAAGAAAATTAATTAGGAGTTACGATGGAAAAGTTTACGTTATCAGAAAATTTTATAAACAAATTTAAAAGAAAAAAGCCACCATTCGGCTTCAACGGATTAGGTGAGTTAGTTTATATGAGGACATACTCAAGAATTAAAGAAGATGGAAAGAATGAAAGATGGTGGGAAACAGTTAGAAGAGTCGTAGAGGGAACATACTCTATGCAAAAGAATCACATTGATTCACATCAATTAGGGTGGAATCCGTGGCAAGCTCAAAAGTCAGCGCAAGATATGTATGAGCGCATTTTCAATATGAAGTTTTTGCCACCAGGCCGTGGACTTTGGGCTATGGGAACAGCCATAACCGAAGAAAAAGGTTTATACGCCGCCCTCAACAATTGTGCATTTGTATCGACATCAACAATCAAAGATGACTATGCTAAACCATTCTGTTTCCTTATGGATGCGAGTATGCTAGGAGTAGGAGTTGGGTTTGATTGTAAGGGTGCTGGTGAGATTATCGTAAAGGGTGTAGATAAAGGTCGTGATGAATCCTTATTTGAAATACCAGATACTCGTGAGGGTTGGGTTGAATCTCTACAAGTTCTTTTAGAAAGTCACTTTCACGGAACTGCTCCTGTAAAGTTTGATTACACAAAGATAAGAGCTGCTGGTGAAACAATCGCAGGGTTTGGCGGAGTCAGTAGTGGTCATGAACCTCTCTTAGAAGTGCACGAAGATATTAGAAAAATATTAGAAAAGAATAAAAATGAACCAATAACAACAACAACTATTGTAGATATAATGAATCTTATCGGTAAGTGTGTTGTAGCTGGTAATGTTAGAAGAACTGCTGAGATTGTATTTGGTGAGCCAGATGATGAAGAATATTTAGATTTAAAGAATTATGAAGTTAACCCACATAGGGAGCAATATGGATGGACAAGTAATAATAGTATTTATGCCGAACTTGGGATGGATTATACTGATGTATGTAAACGAATTGTGGACAATGGTGAGCCTGGTTTTGCTTGGTTAGAAAATATGAAAAAGTATTCTCGTATGAAGAATGGTGGGGATAACAAAGACCATAGAGTTATGGGTGGTAATCCTTGTTTAGAACAATCATTAGAATCATACGAACTGTGTTGCTTAGTAGAAACATTTCCATCTAATCATGAATCATTAGAAGACTATCAAAGAACTTTAAAATATGCATATCTGTATGCTAAAACGGTTACATTAGGAAGAACTCATTGGGCTGAAACCAATAGGGTTATGTTAAGAAATCGTAGAATAGGATGTTCTGTAAGTGGAGTAGCTCAGTTTATTACAAAGAATGGAATGGGTGAATTACAGAATTGGTTGGAGACAGGATATGATACCATTCAAAAATGGGATAATCAATACTCTGATTGGTTTGCTGTACCAAAGTCTATTAAGACTACTTCGGTTAAACCAAGTGGTACTGTATCGTTATTGGTTGGTGCTACTCCAGGAATGCATTATCCTGAGTCGAGGTTTTATATAAGAAGAATGAGGTTATCTAAACATTCAGAATTATTAGAACCACTAAAGAAAGCTAACTATCCATTAGAACCAGCATTTGGTTCAGAGGATACGACAATGGTTGTAGAAGTTCCAGTTGATGTAGGAGAGGGGATTAGAACTGCTGGTGAGTTATCAGTATGGGAACAATTTTCTCTTGCTGCTTTCCTACAAAGACATTGGGCTGATAATCAGGTAAGTTGTACAGCTACTTTCAATCCAGAAACAGAAGCTGACCAACTACCACACGTTTTAAATTACTTTCAATATAAACTAAAAGGTATATCTCTTTTACCGAGACATGATTATGGTGCTTACAAACAGATGCCATATGAAGCTATCACAGAAAAAGAATATAATACTATGGTAGGTAAGTTAGGTAAGTTATCCTTTGGTGTAATCAAAAATGAAGAGGCTGATGTCGATAAGTTCTGTAACAACGATAGTTGTGAAATCCCACCATTGACTGGTGATAATGACGACCAAGACTATGCTAATTAAAAACTTGCGGATAGGCAGACGACACACCTATACAAAAATGTGTCTTAACCAAAAACAAAGAGGAGACGTTTTATGAATAAACGTAATCTATTATCTTGGTTACTGATAGCTTTCACTCCGATTTTCCTTATGGGTAAGTCGGTAGTAGGAGTTGTTAGTGATGGAGATAAACCTTTGGTTGGAGCAAACATAGTCATTGAAGGAACAAACTTAGGAACAGTATCAGGTGATGATGGTGTTTATGAGGTTGATGTACCTTTAGGTGACCATAATGTAGTTGCTTCATTCATAGGGTATTCATCTGTAACTAAATCAGTTACGGTGGATTCAACAAGTGACGTGGTAGTCGATTTCACATTAGTGATTGATGCTATTGCGATGTCAGCATTAGAAGTTCTTGCTTCTAGAGCTGATGAAACAACACCTGTTGCTTATACTAATGTTAGTAAGGAAGAAATGGAAGTGAGATTAGGTTCTCAAGATATTCCAATGATTCTAAATACTACACCATCAGTATATGCTACTCAACAAGGTGGTGGTGCGGGTGATGCTCGTATCAATGTTCGTGGTTTCAACCAAAGAAACGTTGCTGTTATGATTAATGGTGTTCCCCAAAATGATATGGAGAACGGATGGGTTTATTGGTCTAATTGGGATGGAGTAGGTGATGCTACTTCTTCAATTCAGATGCAAAGAGGACTATCAGCCGTCAATCTAGCAACGCCTTCAATTGGTGGAACAATGAATATCATTACAGATCCTGCTGCTATGGAAAAAGGTGGTAAGTTCAAACAAGAAGTCGGTGAAGGTGGTTTTCTAAAAACTACTATGACTTACAACTCAGGTCTTATCAATGATAAACTAGCAATTGGTGGTGCGATAGTTCGTAAAACTGGTGATGGATTTATTGATGGAACTTGGACTGATGCTTGGGCATACTACTTAGGTAGTTCATATGCTATAAGTGATGACCAACGATTTGAGTTATATGCAATCGGCGCTCCCCAAAGACACGGACAGAATTTATACAAACAGAATATCGCTACTTACTCTCAGAAGTTAGCTGGTGATATTAGTGGTTATGATGATTCTGCTTATGTTGCTGGTAACAAGTTTGAAACTGAAGCTGGTAGGTTCTTTAACCAAAATGTTGCTCCAATTAGTTCCGACTATAAAGGACAACAGTATTGGTATATGTATGGTGCTAAGACAACGGATAGATTTAGTTCTGATTTCTTAAATGAAAGAGAGAACTATTTCCATAAACCTCTTGTTAACCTTAACCATTTCTACGATATAAATGACGAACTTAGATTAAGTTCTGTTCTATATTGGAGTGGTGGTTCTGGTGGTGGTACTGGTACATATGGAAGTGTTAGTAGAAAACCTGCAGTAGAGGGAGAAAGATGGTATGCATCTTCAC